TATATTGGCCTCATGCATAACTGTGGTCAACAAAAGAATTTCTTTGGTAAAATATATATGAACGTTGAAGATCTAAGCTCTCAAAATATTCTACAAATATTTGGCAATACATATTCTTCACATGCAATGAATATTATTAAAGCACTTGGTCTGCAAACTGAAATCGAGATTTCGTAATGTCTATGACAGCAGAAATAAAACTACGGGACGCTGACAACTTAGTTATATCGTCCACGTTTGTCACATCGGAACATTACGAAGACGGTCCAGATCCCGACGAATTTCTTCATAACGCTTGGAAGATGGCCGATCAAATGGCAACCCACTTTTCTTGCGCGGACGAATGGCGGCTGACCCTGACCTTTGACTTAGATTTGCGGGAAAGCATTGAGGAAATAATGGCAAGGCAGGGGAGATCGTAATGGCTAAATGGAACTTGGATCAGTGCCGATCAATGGAAGACGATAGAGTTAACATGCACTACATAGTTGATCGTCTGGAAAATATTTTAGATGACACCAATCAAAAAGAAGAAAAAGTTATTCGTGAGTTAGAAGAGCTTAAACGTGAGTTGATCTATAATCTAGGCGTTAACTCTAGGATTAAAAGAAAGAATACTACGGGAGTTGGTGATGAGTAAGCAGGATCGTTTAGAAAGTCTCTTGCGAAAAGCTAAAGACCCCGCCTGTTCGTTCGAGGAAGCCTCTGCCGCCAGAGAGATGGCAGAAAAGTTAATGAATGAGCTAGGAGAAAGGCGCAAAAGTAAAGAAAAAGTTTTTCTCAAGGGTTTTTATGCCAAGGAACCAGTTAGTAAACCACCGTGGGTTTTGTTTGATTTACTTATTAGGCGTGAGGAATTGATCGAATGGCTTCAACAACAAGAAGGCGTATGGATTAAAGCACAAGTTTGCAGAAGTAAATCTACAGACAAATGGTACGCCGAGGTAGACCAATGGAACAAGGAGACAACTAATGACCGCTAAAGATATGGAACGTCTGTTGGACGAAGTGTTTGCAAAAGTGTTTGGGAGTAATTGGTGATGGAGGAAGATACAGTTAAAATTGAAAAAAACGTTTTGCTTGAGACGTTTGGTGAGACACAATTTAGTAACAAATACGCCGCGGCAATCCTTGAGTGCGAAGTTGGAGACAGCTTCTTAATTCCCGACGAAGATGACAAAAATAGAAATACAGTATGTCGAACGGCGGCGAGGCGGGGCATGCGTGTAGCTAGTCGTTTAGCGTCGCCTTGCCCCAAAACAGGAAAACCGCAACGGCGCGTGTGGAGGATAGAGTAAAAAGTTACTTGAAATGTAATCCGCGCAACGCCTAGACTAACGTAGATCAAGGAGACACAGGACATGGACGAACTGGAAAAAAGCATACAAGAAATACTAGATGCTTGCCCGTCAGAAATGTCGCCGCCACAACTGGCCGCGATAATCGCAAACATCATCAACGTATATAACTTCGCGCACCTCTGGCCTATCGTCTCGGCCCAAACATCCACGCTCTTGTATAACCACGAAACCATCGAAGATGCCGTGTCCGATGCAGAAGAATTTTTAAAAAGAATAACACGAAATACTCTACACTAAATAAAGGGAGAACTTTATGGAAGAAACCTTAACACCGTTTCAAGAAAACGAATTGCAGTGGCTACGCAGACAAGTAGATCGTTTGCAGGACGATAAAATGCGCCGTGATGAAAAGCACAAAAAAGATATAGATCGTGAACTCTGGGTTGCCCGTGAGGAACTTAATGCGTTTGTTGTCTCTTTAAGAAAGTCAGGTAAAAAAATATGATCTACGATATCTCACATAAATTGGCAAAAGACGGTTTCGACGAAGCCCTGAAACAAACCCAAAAAGGTGACGTAATAATCTACCACGTTGGAGAATTTGCCAGCGGCAAACATAAGTATAATGCCCTGCTTGCTTCCCAAGGTGGGCTCGTTTCCCTAGTTCAAAAAAAGCTCGGAAACTACAAGTTTCAGTACATTGCCCAGCGCTCTAAGAAAAAGCTTAGAAAATAGGGGCTTCACATTCTCCCATATCTGTGATAGACTGTTGTAGAGGGCTTCCGGCTCTGCCCTCTATGCTTTTTGACAAACCTTGGGATTGGTCCGGAACGGCCCCATAATTGGAGAATGTTTATGGAGAAACTCATAAAAATACCAAAACGATTTTTGGTCGATTGTGTTGATTGTGATTGCGAGGTTCCAGAACCCGTAAAAACAACAACATCTAATTTTTACATTTTATCAGAACGCACAGAAAAAATAGCCGAACTTATTAACCGAGCCTTTTTCTACGCTTTTGATGGAGTAGATGGATGCCACGGAATTGTTGCCAGTGCAAAAGCTACACTAAAAGCAATTTACAAAGCCAACATATTTACTGAAAACGAAACCAAACGTTACTTAGATAAGGTACAAGGGTAATGAAAACTTTAGAAAAGTTAAAAGCTATCTGCAAACCCCACAACGTAGAAGTTGATTACTACGTTGAAAGGTTCCCATCAACTAAATGGCATATTTATTTTGATGCACCGCCAAAAATGTGTTGGGGATCAACACAATCTTCTACCATTTTTTATCCTAGTTATGAACTAAAAGGCATAATTAGTTTTATAAGGTCAGAATTAAAAGAAGGCTTTTATGAAGCGGATGAACAAACGTTAAGAGAAACAGGTCAACTCTAAATCAAAGCCCGCGGTTCTCGGATCGCGGGCTCTTTTAATAACCAAAGGAAGAATAATGCTGACAACTTTGTGCCTCGCATTGGCAATTTATCACGAAGCAAGAGGCGAAAATCATAACGCACAACTCGCAATTTCAAAGGTAATCTACAACAGAATGGAGTCAAAACGATGGCCGGAGACCGTTTGTGAGGTGGTTTTAGAGCCAAAACAGTTCTCTTTTGTTAAAAATGGACGCGTTTCTGTGCCAAAAAATGCAAAAAGTTGGCAAAAATCATACGTTTTGGCTGAAAAAATCACGAAAAATCCGGAAATTTTGCCAATAATGGACGCAGATCACTACCATTCTGTCAAAGTTAAGCCCGTTTGGAGGAAAAAATTGTACAGAATTGTACGAATTGGTAACCATGTGTTTTACTCATATAAAAAGCCAAACCCCTTAAAAACAAGCCTTATACCGCAAATTAGACGCTGAAAATCGCGGATCGCGGAGCTTGTTTAACGCGGTTACTGTATATAGGGCTGAAAAATAAAAAAAATAAAAAAAGTATTTTCAAGCCGTAACCAGTGTAACTTATGTAACTTGGGGTTTAAGTGTATATAAACAAAGAATAAAAAAGGTTACATAAGTGGTTACACCGAGAAATTCAAAAATGTAACCAAAAGAAGGGTTGTTAAAGTCCAAAAGTACCTAAAGGGGCGCGGGGGAGATTTTTTGTAAAAAGATTTTTCTGGCATATATAATACTATCGGTTGTATAAGAGTTTTATCTGATAGTTAAAATATAAGAGGCAAGCATGACCAAACAAAAACGAGGTCGTCCTGTGAAGCAAACAAAGTTCGGAGCGATCCCTTCTCCCCTTTTGATAAAAGAGCGGCCCGTCCCGAAACATAACAAGCTTGTTGACCCAGATAGTCCTCGGTCTGATCCCCGTGGTCGTAAGCGTATTTCTATTGATACCAAGCTAACGCGCAAACAGGAGCTTTTTGTAAAAGAGCTTGTCAGTAACGACGGCCTTATAACTTTTAAGGAAGCGGCTATAAAAGCGGGCTACCCAGAAAGTTCTGCCCATACCCGCGCTTATGAATTAACCAACCCACATAAATGTCCGCACGTTGTTGCCGCTATAAAAGCTTACCGTGCTGAACTGGATGCCAAGTTCGATGTAAACTACGGTAGACACATCCGAGCCCTGCAACAGATTAGAGATATTGCTTTGGAGAACGGGGCTTACTCTGCCGCTGTTCAAGCCGAGTATCGGAGAGGCCAAGCGCAGGGAGATATTTACGTTAGTAAATCAGAAATCCGCCACGGTAGTATTGATAGCATGAGCAAGGAAGAAGTTTTGAAAGCTTTAAGCGATTTGAAAGATGGTTATGGCGAAAACGTTATTGACATTACCCCAACCGAAGATGCCGACGGAAGCGGGACTGTACCGCCAACTAAAAACCGCGCTAAAAAGCCGAAGAAAGTGGCATCTAACAAGAATTGAAAATTGGGTAGGCCAAGGCATCCCTGATTTACTGGTTTGTGACGAACGCGGAAAGTTTCACTTTATTGAATTAAAGTTTTGTAAAGCCAACGCGGTTAATCTGAGTCCACATCAGGTTGCGTGGCTCACACGGCACCGTACAAGCAGTAGTTTCGTTTTAGTTAAGCAACAGGCCAAGCCGGACGTTAGGGCCTCCCTGCACCTTTACAGCGCCTCTCAGGCTATATTACTAGCCGAGAATGGTTTAAAAACTCCGTCGATTGGATCGTTTGACCACCCGTTTGATTGGCATAAAGTTTTTGACTTGATTTCTCCCATATAATCGCTTACGTTAGTTTCTGTTAAACTTTAACAAATTGGAGATTGGAATGGATATTACTGTCGTTTTTACTGTCGATGAAAAAGACTTAGCGGAAGCTAACAATTACTCTAGCCCTAATGGTCAACCCGCTTTTAACCTTAGAGACTTAATTCAACAGTCTTTATACGATACTGGCCCGTCGTTATCTGGTGAATTTAAATTGGAGACTGCATAAATGTTTCTATTCACTTTATTAGGCCGATTATTATACGGTAAAGATTATGACAAACTAAGCCGCCAAGCGAGCAAACCCAAACGACGAAAAACCACCCGTCGAAAACGTTAGAAAATTAAACCCGCTTGACCAGCGGGTTTTTTTATGCCTATAATATGGGACAAATCGCATATTGGAGGATGCAAAATGTCAAAAATGAGTTACATGCAAGAGGTTCGTGCATTTGAAAAGATCATAGAACGAGGTTATCCTTACCCGTGGTACTTTCATACAAGTTCGGAATCAGAGTTTGCGGGTAAAGATTATCATAAATATTGGGAGTATATTGAAAGCGAAAAGCAATGTTAAAAACCGTAGAACTTAGCCGCGCCCAAAAAACAAAAGGGATCGCGGTAACGTATCGCGCCGGAACCAAAAACAATTTTGGAACTTGCCCAGCAACTTGTGAACTGAACCCGTCCGGTTGTGGCGCGTCAAAGATCGATCTAGATTATCTTGACGCTATTAGCGATGCCGTCCCAGTAAAGGGACAATCTTTTACTTACTCGCATTTTTCCCCGATATATTGGGCGAAAAAATTAAAGCTTGGAAAAACTGTTATAAACTATTCCGCCAAAACCGCAGAACTTGCGGCGCGATATGTTAAACAGAATATTCCCAGCGTTGCCACTGTTTCCGAAAGTTTCTGGAATAGTAAAAAATCTGTTACAATTAACGACGTTAAAATTGTCAGATGCCCAGCCGAGTATTTAAAGAATTTCGGTTGCGCTCAATGTGGCAACGGGGATCCATTATGCGCTCGTTTAAATCGTGATTTTGCCGTCGGGTTTACAGCGCACGGTATATATAAAAAGAAAGCCGCTAATCCAGACGATGCTGGCGGTTGCTATGCTACGGGCGGCAATGTCCAATTACACTGGACTAGCACGGCAAACCAAAAACAAGAGGAAACCGACGGGGAAAAAATCAAGCGCTTTGCAAAAAGCTTGGCCCCGCGTACAATATTGCGCCATCATATCGCTGGGGATATTGGGGCAAATTAGAACTTTCTAAAAATTCACTTGCGCTATATGCGATTATATGAGAGAATAAGGGCGGGGCAATCCTGCCCTTTTTTATTTGGAGAATGAAAATTGACACACCGTATCGAAAACGAAAACAACGCGCTTTCCGATTTACTTGCACAAGTACAAGATCAAGCCGCAAGATCAGCTGATTTTTTAGCACCAACTAACAACTTGCAAAAAACAACTTTAGAAAACGGGACGCCGCAACTTATTATAGAAGCAAACCGCGGCGAGCCAACAAAGCATTTTAATATTAACGACACTGCGTTTGGACAAATTGCAACGCATGCGGGAATTGACGCAAGAACCGCCCGACGGTTGCAAGAACATTTTCCAGTTGAGTTCGATGCTTTGTTAAATAAAAGTTGGCAAAAATTTCCCGCGCGTCGTTTAATCCGCACTCACTTAAACACTACCGCCTTGAATACAGTTGGCGAAGATGGAGACGTTCGGGCGTGGGTTTCTGATAAATTTAAAACGTTCGACAACGTCAATTTATTGCAAACCACCCTTCCCCAGTTAATGGAAAGCGACGCGCAATTTCAGGTCGTGCAGGCTAACTTGTCCGAAAAGCGCATGTATTTACGTTTGAAAAGCTTGCTTCAAACTGGAACTGGGGCCAACGTCGGGGATCATATGGCAAACGGGATTGGCTTTGGAAATAGCGAAGTTGGCGCGGGATCTGTTACGGTTTATCAAATGTTTTGGACCTTGGCCTGCCTGAACGGCATGCAAACCGAAAACAAAACCCGTTCAAGCCACATAACCAGCGCCCGTGACGGTGACGATTGGGGATTGCTTTCCGACGATGCCAAGAACGCTGATAATCATGCGCTTGAATTAAAGTTGCGGGATCTAGTCGGGGTTTATTCAAGCCGTGAAGCTTTCGATGATGTACTGGACAAAATGAAAGCGGCAGCTGCCGACGTTATCGACGGGGAATTTTCCGACGTAACCGACGTTGTTAATAACTTAGGGAAAGTTATGCAGTTGACTAAAAAAGAAAACAGCGACGTTCTTAATGGTTTGATGGCAACGATTGGACAAAGCGGTTTTGAGCAATCCAGCCCGCTTTCCCGTGCTACCCTTATCAACGCGGTAACAGCTGTTTCTCATCGCGCCGACGTTGACGATGTGGACACATGGC